AAAGACAGATAGTACAAATCTTCATGGTGCAATCATAGTTGGTGCAAACTTGAAGAGCTCAGGCATAACATTAGCAAGAACTCAATAGTTCTTCACCCCTCTTTTTTATTTTATTTTACTACACAAATACCATTATTTCCACTCCACTCATATAACGGTGTTATAGAAATTAAAAAGAGAATAAATGAAAACCATGTTATAAAAAATAGTTATGTATGTTATGCATGTTATGTATGTTACATAACTTATGCATGTTTTTATTATAGCTCATAGTTTTTAGAATTATATTATATTTCTATAACGGTGTTATATTATACTATTATCATATAATCTTAATGTTTATATATGTGGGTATATTGTTAATAGTAATGGCTATAACATCATCGGTTAGTGATTGGACATCAGCAAATGTCAGTAAAACACTGTCAATTCAAGCTGCTATGACCTCAAAATTGAGAGTCTACAAAATCAAATGCACTTGTGGTGGAAGCGATACTTATGCTACAAACGGAGTATCAGTCTCCGATATTAAGCAAGGTCGCATTTCTACACTCGTAGCAGTAATAACTGAAACATCTAGTCTAGCAGCTTATAAGGTAGACTTTGATAAAACAAACAGTAAGATTAAACTCTATACTGTGGGTGGTTCAGCAGGTGCTTCATTTGCAGAATTGGCAAATGCTACATCTATTGCAAGTGCGACATTTGAATTTTTAGTTCTGGGATTCTAAGTCCAAAATATCCCTTTTTTTTATCTTAAAGTTTATATATTCCTTTCAATACATCATTTATATGGTAGAATTAAATCATGCAGTATATGACCTATCTACATCAGCTCAAATTAAAGGTGGTCATGGTGTTATAGTAGGTGTTCATGTAACTAAAGCAGGTGCTTCGGGTGATAAAGTTATATTTAAAAACGGTGGAAGTGGTGGAGTTACTGAATTTACAGTATTTGGTGAAAGTGTGCAAAATATACAAGATATTAATAGACGATTTGAAGATGGTATTTATGCCACAGTTACAGGTACAACTGCCAAATATTTAATAGTTTTTAAATAGTAAATTTAAATACTAATTTAATTATATATAATCATGGCAGTAGTATATTGTACAATTGAAGATGTATCTGATTTTTTACGTATTCCCATAACTGCAACTACATCTCCAAATAAGGCTCAAGTTGAAAAGATAATTAACAGAAAGGAAGAATATTTGGATAGACGAATAGGTCATACATTTGGTAGAAATAAACAAATAGTTAGAGAGAACCATGATTTAGCATTACTTTATACATTTGGTTGGGGTACACCAATTTTCTTACAACATAGAAATATTAGAGACCTTGATGCTGCACTTGGTGATAAGATAGAAATATGGAAAGGATCTTCTTCTTCTTATGAAGATATTTTAACTAACACAGAATTTTATAACTTTGAATCAACATATGGTAGGTTATTTTTACGTGGATATTTATTCAGTATAATGAGAAAGAATAGAGTTAGAGTTACATATAGGTATGGTGATACAACAGTACCAGATGACATTGAAGATGCATGTGTTAAACTAACAGCCATTGAATTATTAAACACTAGTTTTAGAATGGATGTATTACCAATGGGTGGTAGTGGTGTTGATATGAAACAATCAATGAATCAATGGAAAGAAGATGTTGAAGAAATCATTGAGGAAAGACGAGAGGTATTTTTCATACCATGAGCAATAGTGATAAATTTAAATTCAATGTAAGTGACGGTATAGAAAAATCAAATGATATAAGTCAAATAAAATCATATCTAGATAAACGTGCCAAAAAGTATTTTATGAAGGGTTTAGATGCAAGTATGAAAAGTTCATATGAAATAATAGAAAATACATCAACTGGATTTAAAATACGTGTTGACAAAGAAACTGCTAAAAACATAACTGGTATTAATTTCACTACAAAAAATATGACTGAAATGGGTCAATTAATTGGTGAATCATTATTTAGAACAAGTGATCTTGATCCAAAAGTAAGAGATACTTTCTATGAAAGTGATGGAAGTCGTGAACAAGAATTTAGTTTAAGTAAATTAAAAGAATGGATAGTTAAAGTTAAATTACCTAGGGATTTCACTGAATGGAGTCAATTAGCAGTATTAGATAGTGAAAGTTATGAAAAGAAATTAGATAGTATTGCATACTTAGTTGCTAGAGAGATATTTACTGGTGGAGCTAAGAAATGACTGGTGGGGGTGCATATGCTGCTGCTGATGATCTAGTTGAACTACTTCAAACTAGCTGGACATTATCTCAACCTGTTAAAGTCAAAAAAATGTGGGATGAGAAATCAGTAGGTTTTGGTGAAGAAAGAATAGATAGTATATTGGTATTTCCAAAGATTGAAGAGATAAACTATTTTGGATTATATGGAAGTGATTTTTTACATAATATAGATATTCAAATTCAAGTTAGATCATATCAAGGAAATGAACATCATAATGATCTAGTAAGTGAATTTCAAAGAATTATAAAAGAAAATATAAGAAGAACTGATTATGTTGACTTATTAATTAGGAGTTCTGTGTCAGAATCTGAGCCACTTCGTAACATGTTTAGACATACATTCACTGTTAGATATAGGCAGTTAAACCCATAAACTTTATAAGGTAAAGTAATAAGTCTTATGTATGGTAGTAACAGGCTCTAGCGTATATCTGAAATATGGTTGGGAATCAGCATATGGTACTGGTGCAACTATCGATAAAAAATTTGGATTAAACGATTCACTATCTTCTTGGTCACTTACTCACAATAGACAAGACTTACCAGCACTTAATCAAGTAACCATTGATGAATTTGCATATGGTCAACAACAAGGTAGTATTGCAGTTGATTTTACATTATCTAATCCTTGGATTTTTAGATCCATATTGGGAACTCCATCAAAGACAGGTGCAGCAGATCCATATACCTATACATATCCACATGCTTCTAACGGAATAAATAAATCACCAACTACTTTTACAGTTGAAGTTGGTATTGATGGTTCTTCAGGTGATATAGTTAGAACATTAAAAGGATGTGTTGCAGAGTCAATTAACATTAATACAAGTGTGGGTGGTCTAGTCACTGCTTCAATATCTGCTCAATATGGTAAAGAAGATGCACCAAGCACAACACTAGGTACAGCACCAACCGAACCAACAGTTGAATTTCCCTACACATTTGCACACGCAAGATTAAAATGGGCAGGATCTACTGTTGCACAAGTACAAGATGTATCAATTACAATTAGTCAATCACCATCATTATTATATGGTCTTAATGATAATCAAGCAGTAGATTCATATCGACAACTATTAGACATTAGTGGTTCATTCAAAGCTTCTCTAATTAACAAAGATATATTGGAAAATATGCTTAATCAAATTAGTGAAGGCACAGCAGGAACATATTCACAAACTGTAGGTGGATCACCAGAACTTGAAATGTTATTCCAAAAGAGTGCTAATGAGTCAATTACTGTTACATGTACAGGATTATCTCCAACCGATATATCATATGATGGAATTAGACCTAACGAACCAGTCTTTGAAAACATTAACTGGAAAGTTAAAACAATAACTGTTACAGCAAAGAACAGTCAATCTACTGAAGAATAATAAAAATTATTAGAAAGGTATTTATAATACATAAATCTATATGTTTATATATGGCAATAAAATCATTTGACATAACTTATGAAGGTAAGAAAGAAATAATTGAATATGAAGATGACCTCACATTTGGGGAATTGGAATCAATATTAAATGCAACTGTTGACATGTCAGATGTAACAAAACCAAAGGTAAACATTCCACAATATAGACAATCAATATTACTTAAAGTATTGAGAAAAGCACCTTTCGCATTAGGAGATCAAGTGGCAATTAGAAATCTAAAATCCACTGTTGCCAAACAAATACTCACAGGAGTGATGGTTGATTTCCCTTTAGCCAAATACTTGGAGGATTGGATGGTGACCTTCGTGGGATCGGACAACGTCAAGAATCAACTTTAATGATATATTATTTCTGTGCTCGTGAGTTTGGCTGGGATAAACATATTGTTGACTCTTTAAGCGTGGATTATCTTAAAGGACTCTTATATATACATAAAAAAGCTAATGAGAGACAATTAAACGTTCCTCCACCACCTAGAAAATTTAAATAGGGATTCATACTTATAAATGTCATGGCTGAGGGA